GAATTGCTTCTGCTTCATCTTCTGCTAATTTTAACCAACTCATTTTCTATTCCTCGTTATTTAAACTTTACGATAGGGTTTGGTCTTTGCCTTAATCGCTTTCGGTTGCGGTACAAACTGCTTACCTTTTGCCTTACCTGCACGTTTAGCCTTCGTTGTTGCTGCATACTCTTGAGGGCTTAAAGCTTCAATCGCCTTTTTGGGAAGATACCGCTCTCCCGTTTCAGATGACTTCTTACCAGACTTAGTTGTCCACTCTTGCTCGCCCCATGCTTTCAGCGACTTCTGAGATTTAGCAAGTCCGGTCATTTATACCCACCACCCGCTGCCTTGTACTTCTTGGCAACTAACTGAGCTTTACGTGCTGACCATTTCCCCGCTCCTGTACCTTGAACGGCTGCAGCTTTAACTTGAGAAACGATCTTTTTCCTAAGCCCGGGTTTAGTGTAATTACCTGCAGCGTTTACACTCCCGCCCTTAGCATACTGCGTAAAGTCAGTATCATCCCGACGGGCTTTCTTCTTCCCGCTAGGCATCTTGGATGGGCTAATTGCACCCATACCGCGACTTGCTCTCACTTGGTTTTACCGCCCATGCACATGGCTTTTACATGGTCATGATGCAGTTTATGCCCCGCAGCATGTTCTTTGTAATGCTCAGAATGATGCTTATGGTCAGTACCTTTAGCATGTTCTTTATGGTGTTCCATAGCGTGTTTGTGTTCCATAAGGCCTCCCTTTTTGTAACCACCATAATTAGTGGCACGGTTAATACGCGCTTGCGTTGAATCGGGGTCTTGCGCATCTTGCTGCCGCATTTGATCAGCAGCGGCTTTGTTCTGCGCATCACTTCCCATAATACCCTGACGGATAGCACTACCTACTCGGCTCATTGCTTTACCGGGGAGGCTTTTAAGATACTCGTTATCCGCACGTTCTTGTGCGGCTACTAACGCATCAGGGTCTTTAACGTCATCTTGCGTTTTAGCTCTTGCCATATAGACCTCAGCATTTACCGCCGTGTTTCATGGTTTTACCGCCGCGTTTCATACCCATGCTGCTCATCCCATCTGCACCGGGCATAGCAACTTGCATACCTTTAGTACGGCCTTTTAACTGAATGGGGTGTTCGCCTTTAGCCATACCGCCAGAAGCCATCTTCTTGACTTTAGCTTTGCCGCCGCGCTTCATCCCTTTCTCGCCTTCAATACCAACGCTAGGGCCACTATCGCCAAGGTTTTTACCTTTGGTATGCCCACGTTTTTGAACGCCGTGTTCGCCATGCTTTAATTTGGTGTTAGACCCTTTTTCTACATCTTCCGACATAGTACGGGGACCCATTGTCTCTTTAGCACCTTTCATAATTCCACCTTCCTTTTTGCCTTCATACTTGTTTAAATTAACGTCCGGTGCGCCTTTTGCGGCCCCAAGAACGCTGCCCCACCTCGTTTCCTGACGGTTAATCATGCCTTTACCGCCACGGGTTACACCACCTAAAGCAAACTTCTTACCTTTATCCGCAGCGGAAAAGTCTTTCCCGACAGACTGGGGTACTCCAACTTTCTTAGCAAACTCCTTGTTATGGGCGATTGCTTCCATAAATCTATGTTGTTTGGCTGATTTACTAGGCATTATTTAACTACCTTCTCTAAAACCCATACAACAGCACCGCCCGTTACAGCGGAAATGATCGTAATGATCTTGCTAATCGTACGGTCTTTAGACTGCTCTTCCGCTAACATCTTTTCAATGCGTTGGATAGCGCCCTTCATTTCTTCCATGTCTTTGACTAGCTTATCCATATCAGCCTGAAGATGCTCTATATCATTAGCGTGAGTAGCAAGTTCTCTTTGCGTAATAATAGTGGGATCACTTATCTGTAATTCAGCCATTATTTACAGTTCCATCGTTTAAGTGATGCAGCTTTACGAGTAGGGCGACCCTTCTCATCTTTCATTGGCCCCGGCATACCTGACATCCTAGCGCAAAATGATTTGCGTCTACCTGCATCTTTCTCTGTTTTAGGGTGTGGGGCAGGAGCTTTTAAATTGCTCCCTGTTGCCGCGTTATACTTGGCACGCCCCTTTGCGGTCAGCCCCGCTCCTTTTGAGACCGGAAGCTTTTCACCTTTTCCTATAGATAAAGAAGTAGACTTAGCCATTTTAGCTTCCGTTAGAAATTAACTTACCAGCAATAATGACTCCAGCGGCTATAGTCGTAGATGTGCTTGTAACTAATTGCCATTGCACATCAGTTTTTTCTGCGTACAGAAACGGGTAAGAGCTTCTATTTGCCGTATAAATAGAAACAAAAGGTTGTTGTAAAACATTGAGTTTTACGCCAGTCACATTGTTAATTGCTTGAACAGAATAAGTAACAATATTGGAAGATGTGTAACTATTGGAAGTATTTACTTCAGCAAAGTCCAAATAAAATGAAAACCCTGCGGGAACTGTATAAACAGTGCTTTGTGTTTTTCCAATTCCTGCATTAATTTGTGAAACAATATTTGAAGATTGCTTTAAAGTAATTGTTCCTACGTTAGTACTTTGGCCCGTCCCCGGGGAAAGCATGAACATGCTATTAACTCTAAAATAGCTATTAACGGTTGTTACGTTTGACACACCGTTTAGGAAAATAATCTCAGAAATTGGTTTAAAGTTGGAATCCAAACCATTAATTAATACGCTTGCTAAAGTATCTTCTGATGCAGAAGAACTTGTTAATGTAAGCGTTGAAGCTGATGTGATATAAGTATAAACGGTTGCATTTTCCCACACCGGAATCTTTGTATTTCCAACCGCAGACTGATACCCAAACAAACTTAATGTTTGATGCCCAGTAATTTGCCCACGCGCTACTTGCAAATCAAATGGCTCAGTGCGAGCTTGACGGCTAATAGAATTAACCGAGTTATTCGTGTTGACTACGTTTGCCATAATTAATCCCCTTAAGAAAGAGGGGGCAGCCGAGAATCCCCAGCCCTAACCCCCGTCAGATTAATTAGTCAAAGTTACCGTAGGGGTAAGTATTGATATTGCCAATGTTAGGATCGTATTGGGTATAACGAATCGTCACGTTGATCTGACCAGAATTTACTGAGGTCAAACTTGCAACAGTCATCGCCAATGTCACAACCACTTGTGAGAACCAAGTAGGTTGCTGTCCGGGCTGAATGTTTTGAACATCTTGCAACGTACCGTTAATGTTGTCTAACTGAACGATAGAGTTAGCAGTAGCGGTCGCTGTAAAGGTTGCGTTTGAGCGCCCTGCAGCGGAGATTGACGCCACGCTTCCGTACACACCATTACCAGTGGTAATAAATGCGTTTGAAACGTAAGGTTGAATTGCGGTAACGGTGTGAGTTCCGTCAGAAGGCATTGAACCTACATCCACAATCACGTCAATGATGTTTGAATTCTGGGGAATCAAGAATGTGCAACCGCGATAGTTGGTTCCAGAAGCATCAGCAGTAGGAGCAGAGGCTACAGTAGGTCCAGAAGAACTATATGACCCATTCTGGGGGGTCCAAATAGTAGCAGCTTGGTTGGGGATACCGTTTGAATCAATGAAGATTCCAGATCCGCCGCCATAGTTTGCAGTACCAGCGGTAGAGTTAGAGAAATCCATAAATACGTTTTGCGCCAAAACAACAGTACCCACGTCGCGTTGGGGGCCAAAACGTTGATCACCAGATAATACTGGCCCTTCAAATGTACTACGTCCCATGATATATCCTTATGCAAAAGTACCTTACCAATCGTTGCATCGTCTGCTAGGGCAGTGGCGGTAAGGATGAAATCCCTAGATAAAATAAGTGTACTACTTTTCTAAACGAAAAGGGGGCCGAAGCCCCCTTCTTTTTGCTTAGTAAGAACCGTAAATACCTAGTGGATCGGAATAGCCAAAGCTATAACGCTCACGAGATTTATACCGTACGTTACCAGTATCGAAGTCACCGTCCATGCTGTTCTGCAAGGGGGTACGAACGAACATCTTCATGCCGTTAGGTACGTCAGTGGTCAAGAACCATGCGTTGGTTGCGGTCAAGAAGTGGTTGATTACGTAGCCTTCAGGAATTGAACCATTGTTCTCAATCGCGTTGATATCGTTGTTGTTAGTACCAACACGGAGTTTGGTTTCCAACAGACGGGTAGCAACGAATTGCAAAGCAGGAGGAACAATCAACTTACGGGGTTTAGCAGCGATCAGCAAACCACGCTCATCAGTCCATGCAGCAATCTGAATCACGGCGTTTTCCAACGCGGTTTCATTCAAATCAGCAGGGGTAGAAGGGGTGTTTGCGTTAGTGCCGCCGTTAACCAAGGGGTGAGCAGTGCTAAACAAGGACACGCCATCACCACCAACAAACTGTGATGAGAAGCCGTTGTTCAAGATAGCAGCAGCTTTAACTTGCTTGGTATAAGCCATAGCACGAGCCAAGCCCTTGGTATAACGAGCAGACAGTGAGTCATACAAGTTATCTTCAATCGCCTCTTCCGTTAGGGAGAAGCCAAGAGCAATGGTTTCGTGTTGGTAACGAGCAGTCCAAGCTTCTTGTGCATTATCGTAAGCGATAGCTGCACCCTCAGCCTTAACTGGCGCGGCGGAGAAGCCGGACAGTTTGGTCTCTTCTTCAAATGAACGCTCAGAGGTTTCGATCTCATAAATTTCTTTATGCTCTTCACCGTAGCGTGCGTACTCCAAGCCGAACAATGCGTTCAGGCCGGGGAGCAGTTCTTTAAGTAGCTGTGCGCGTGAAATTGCCATGTTAAATTACTCCTTAAGCTTTGCCAGTTGCAGAGTAGTAAGCATGCAGACCAAACTGCAATTTTACTAACACTTCTGGATATTGAGTGAACACCAAAGTTGCGCTAGATGCAAACGCAGTCACAGGTGCTTGGTTCAAGATGATGGAGGTAGAACCTGCGGCAACAGAAGTACCATCGCCAGCGCCAATCACAAATGAACCAGAACCGATGTACTGACCTGCGGAATTCAATGAACCCACTTCAGTACCTACGGGCAACGCAAAAGGAATACCAGCAGTAGTAGTAATGGTCGCAGTGCTGATAGATGAATACGTTGCGGTTCCTAGAGGAACAGCGGTATCACGCACTAGATCAATAATACGCAAAGGCAAGGTGGTGGTAACAGGAGTTGCATAAGGGCAAAGAACGCCGTTTGAAGAATCACCTGTGTTTAAACTACCAGCCAAGTCGGTTGCAGAAACGTTCTGTCCAATCAAGGAAGTGTTTGCAGAACCAATGGTTGAGCCACCAGTTGCAGTTACCATTGCTGCTTTAAACACGGTATCAGGATCGTCAGTCACGATAGCAAAGATGTCGCCTGCTGCCGTGCTTGCGGGGTAATACTGTGAGAAAGTCAGTTGTTTGGTTACGGGGTTGGTATAGGAACAGCCCAAGAAGATACCAACGGTCTGGTTCAAGCCAGTACCAGTGGTCACTGCTGCGCGTTGGATATACCCACGAGTTTGTGTTACGAAATCGCCGTAATAAATATTAGTGCCATAGTTATACTGGATGGGCAGCTTGCGCGTTGCTCCAGCAAAAACCTGACCACCAATAAGATTGATCGGCTTTAGGCCATAAGGGGCCGGTACGATTGGATAAGCCATTTAAATCTCCATTAATTAGGTTCGTTTACCAAAACTCACCGTTGACCTACGTTCATTGAACAAAGGCATACGTGGATCGTTCTGGCGCATAAGGTTGTTATCCACAGCTTCCGCTTGTTGTCTGGTGATATTTTCGTAATACGCAGCTTGCTGCTCACCAAACTCTGCTGGGCGCTTGCAGAGTAGTAACCCACCAATCTCAATATTGCCAACAAATTGGCCTTCTCGACTGGCTAACATCTTAAACTTCGGCTGCTCTTCCACTGCTACAGGTTCCCATCCTTCTCTCATCTTAGATGAGATATTACGGGGGTCAGCTTGGTTGAGCATTGATACTCGAATCCAGCGATATTCAAACCCAGCTTGTTTGTCAGGCTCGGGCAAAAGTTCCGGCGGCATCCACTGTTTGGGACGCTCTGCAAACTCACGATTATCCGCTTCACGTTCTACTCTATTTGTAGCCATGTCAGGCCTCCACTTTCAAAAATTCACGAACATATTGTTCAGGGGTAATCCCTAGCTTCTTAATAACTGCAACTTGGGATTGGGATAGCCGGACTTTTTTAGGTGCTGTTGACCGTGTTGCCGGAGCTACATTTGTAGTAGACCTTGTCTTAGTCTTACTAGCTGGGGTTTCTTTCTCGGTATTGTCGCCGAAGTAATCAGTAAACCGTTTACGCAAGGTTGAGTCTAACTTTGCATAATATTCTTCTGATCCAATCTGCACACCTTGGCTTTTTAACTTTTCATGCAGCCCTAAAGCTGATGCTGTCATTTCTGGGTCTTGCCCAAACCAAGGGTTCTCATGTTGCCAACGCATAACTCGTGCGTCAGGTGTTGGTACTTGAGGGGCCTGTTGTTGTGTTTGTACATCAAACCTTTCTTCTTGTAAAGCAGGTAACTTAAAATTCTTAGCACGTTCTAATTGAAGTTGTGCTTTATTAAGGTCTTCTTGTGCTTCTACTAAAGCTTCAGAATCCCCTGCTTCATGCGCTTGTTTATATGCTTTCTTAGCAGCTTTATATTTAAGTTTAGCTGACTCTTCAATAGCTTCCTTATAAGAAAGCTCACCTTGCGAAAGCATAGCTTTAATACGCTTATTCTCTTCTACAAGATGTTTAGCGGCTTCCATAGCTGCTTGATGTTCACGCATTGCTTGTTCTTTAGCACGACGTTCATCGTTCCAAATGCGCTTCATCTTGATAATCTTATCCTTGGCATCCTTACTATATTTATCAAGGTCATCAACCTCGACTTCTAGTTGCCGGACTTTATCAGGGTCAGAAGGGGTACGATTGCGATCCTCTTCTGGTACATCATCCTCGATCTCGATCTCTATATCGCCACCTGCTGCAAGTTCTTCTACAGGGGTGTCGTTCTCAAGCTCATCAGGGAATTTAAAATCTGGGGTATCTAGTTCAGCCATGTCCGCCTCCAATTAAAACTTACGACGAATACCGCGAGGGTCTTGTACGACTGCCTCAACAGAATCATCATTGATTAAACGAAACTCGCGGTCATGAATGACTAAACGAGTGCCTGCGTTAGGTCTTACGAGAACAAAGTCTCCTTGTTTACACCATGCGCCGTTAGGGAAACGGGTTTGATCTTTGTAACAATCCGGCCCCATTGATACTACAAATAACACTGTAGATAGGACTTCTTCGTTACGCATAGTCTCATCTGACTTAACAATCCCACTGTCAAACGTAGCTTCTGCTTCTGGTATTGCGCACAAAATACGGTATCCAGAAGGTATAGGCAGTTGTCTAGCCCTTTCTTCTACTGTCTTTTGTAAGATTGCCGATAAGTCCACGGCAGCGGATAGATTAACTTCACTCATTGTCTGAGTTCTCCAGTCGTTTTTTAAGGTCTTGTATTACACCGCATGCAGCCTCAAGACCTCGTAACTGTCCGCATACGTATCGGTACTCTTCCATAGATGGCATGTTTCCTCGGGCTAGTCCGTCCGTTAGATACGCCATACGTTCCTTATATTCTTTAAGCAGGAAATCTAAATAGTCCATTATTCTTCCTTATCACCTTGTTCTAACTGTATTTGTTTATTTGCTTCTAACTGCGCAGCGTGTTTAAGCCCATCATGCACTTGGTCTTGCTTCTGTGTATGTTTATCATGCTGCATCTGCGCTACTTGTTTTAGCGCATCGTGGTTACGTTCCGCTTTGCTCTTACGCTCGGCAGACATAATTTGCGCAGCGCTCTTCATTGCATCGACCTGAATTTCTTTCTCTCTCAACGAAGCATCGACCTGCAATTTCTGTAAAGCCAACTGAGTATCTGCTTGATCTTTCTGGGCTTTACGCTGCGCTTCTTGCTGTTTAATCTGCAACTCTTGTTGTTGTAACTGCACCAGAGGATCTTGTGCTTGCTGTGCGGCTTGGGCTTGAGCAGCTTGTGCTTGGTTCTGCATCAGTAACCGTTGCGCTGCTTGCGCCAACATGGGAGCCAATCGTGCTTCAGCCTGTGGGTCAATATGAATATTTTCCCCTGATTCGTCCGTCTGTGGAGGTAAGGTAAAGCCCAACTGATTCTGAATCTCGACACGGTACTGGAAACCCAAATGCTCATTGATGTGCGCCATCATTGCGGACTGTAACTGTTGCGCTTGGGGGTTGTTCTGCAACAACTGCATGATCTTGGGGTCCTGCATAGCAGACATATGTACCGCGATATGCGCTTGGTGGTCCTGATATGCAAACGCTTTTACGGGCTTCATCATAAGAACATTCTGATTCTCCGTAACAGGATCAAGCGGCTTCTGATCTTCTGGCATAGGGAGCAGTTTGGCAGCGTTCTTAATACCCAACACGTCTAGCATCTGACGATGCAAGAGCGGCATGTTATACATCTGTGGAGCAGTCTGTGCCAACTGCAACACGGCTTGGTACTGAACAATCTTTTGTGCCATTGTGCTGGCGTTAGGATCAGATACTGGAATAACATCTACATTATCGTAGTCAGATTTCTTAGCTCTTCGTGATCCAACATCCGGGTCGTAGTCGTAATCCTCGGGTGTGTAGTCAGCAATGATCTTCTTAAGTAACTTTAACTCTTGCTTGAGGGAATAATGAATACGCGCCTGAACCGCAGACATCACTTTCAACGTCCGTTCAAGAATCGCAAGCGTAGTACCTACTGGAGCTTGCGCACCCATGTCCGAAACATCCAGATCGGCAGTATTAGCGAAGCGGCGACCCTCATCAATGATCTGATTAAGCAAGGCCATCAACACTTGGCTAGGTTCTTTATAAGGAAGCGGCATTAGATTGTCGCGTAACGCACCTGACGGTACGTCAACATCTCGCCATTCACCCGGAGCAATAGGTGTATCGTCCCCTTTTACCCGTAAACCACGAGTTTTAAAGCCCCCGGGCAGGTTAGATAGCGTTCCAGCATCAACAAGCTGGCGGATAAGTGATGTTCCCGACTTAGCATATGCACCAATAAGGTGAATTAAGCCAAAACAATAGAAGCCAAAGCCCGGAATGTAGCCATAATGCACAAAATGCTGCCTTTTTTGGCGCAATTCATCGTCTGGTTCCCAGTTTCTACGCACTGAAAGCACTGTTCCAGTGCCTTTTTCAATGGTTACAACGTATGGAAGTGCGATTCCGGTGGGGTTTCCATCCTCATCTACGTCTTCAAACCCCGGTAAATCGAGGTCTACGTGCATCTCTAAGAGCTTAAAACGGTCATCTGTAGAGGCTCTGAACCCCATTTTTTCCGCAATTTTAGCCTCAACTTCATCATCATTGAGGACTTGCGTGGGGTCTCCTAGCTCAACATCGCGGTAAAACCCAGATACTTGTAGACGGCGTAACTCATTCTCTGTCTTACGCATCACATGCGTAATCCGAGGACTTGAAGCCAAGTCCGACGCCCCATAAGGAACAACTATATCTTCCGAGGATATATACATCGCCACTTGGCGGTTCATCCCGGGGTCAAAATATACCTTTTTAAACGCATTACCAGACAGCCCCAAACCCCATAACATACGTTCTGTCTCAGGGCGGTATTCCTGCATCTTATCTGTTAGCTGATAGTTCATGTCTTCCTGAACCCGTTCAGCAGACTGTTTCTTTTCCGGCGTTTCCTTACCTACTACTAATGTCTTAACAGGTCCCTGTGCAGGGAATATAGACATCATTGTTTCTGACTGGAACTTAACAAGCGCCTCAGCCAGCATGGGGTGATACACGCCGCACGCACCTTCCCAAGGTTCAGCACGCATCTCAATCTTAAGCCCCAACAACTCCATCCCTTCTACATATGTCTGTATCCATTCTTTACGTGCAGAGATGTCACTATCGTAGTCAGCTATTAACTCACTAGATAACATCTGCAACTCACTATCTAACATATGCTCGGCTAAGTTATCACTAAACTCATCGCCTCCCTCACGCCCCGGCTCGATGGTAATCTCCATACCGCCCAAGTGCATGGTTACGGAATCAGGGTTCTCGATCTCAATTTCAATCGGCTCATGCTCTTGCGCCGCTGTGTCGATGCCTACGGGGGCAGAGTAAAGTGCTTTATCTATAGCCATAATTAATAGTATCCTTTGCTTCGTTTTGATTTAAACCAACGAATCTCGTCAGGCTCGTCTGTGGGTAAGCGGATAAACCCGCCTTGTCTGAATCGCATGAGCGCCATTGTAGTCGCATCTACTAAGTCATCGTGAGACATAAACGGAAATCCCGCAATCTCTTCAACGACTTCTTCTGCCCAACGTGTTTCTGGAACCCATACCAGCCCGGACTTGATAATATCAGCTACAGAGTTAAGACGTGCTAACTTGTCACCCGACCCACGATGAGGGGTGTACTCCTGTGCCGGAATTCCTGTTCGTCTAAGCTCTTGGTATAGAGCAGTACCGGAAGACTTTTTCTCGACAATGAAAGCGTCAGGCTGCCAGTCCTTGTACTCGTTAAGCGCAAGGTCCTTAAGGTCAGTAAATTCCAGTCGTCGTTTAATACTGTTGAGGAGAATAATGTTGTGGGTATCTGTCTCTTCATTAAAGAAAACTCCCCATGTTGTTAGTGCGGTAAAGTCCGCACGGTTATGTGTTTCCGCCGCAGCGTCCAGCGTCATAATAAGATATTCACACTGGGGCGGATGCTCGCTCTTCCATATATTCCACCACTCCCTTTTAACCACCGCAGCTTCTTCGGCGGTGGGATTCTGTTGATACTGGGCGTTCCACTGGAACACGGGCATGGAAGCTTTAGTCTGGCGCAACACTGCAAGTGGCATCCACTCAGGCCAAAGTGCTGTCTCGTCGTCCGTGCCTTCATTAAATATAGCGGGGAACTCAACTACATTATATTGATCCGCCTCTTCGTTCTGCACCATGTCACGAACAACTTTACCTGTGAGGTCGTCCTGATGCCATCGGGTCTGCACGATAGCTACCCGTCCCCCCGGCATTAAACGTGTTCGCGCTCCGTATGCAAACCACTCGTATGCTTTTGCGAAGACGTCAAAGTTTCCGTTGATGATGTCCTGCTCGTTATGAGGGTCATCAACAAGTAGCAAGTCTGCACCACGACCAGCAAGGGCAGAGCCAACACCACAAGCAAAGTACTCGCCACCACCATTAGTATTCCAGCGACCGGCAGACTTATTATCAGCAGCAAGAGTAACCGTAGGGAAAATTTGCTTGTACTCAGGGTTATCAATTAAGTTCCTCACTTTACGTCCGAAGTCCACAGCTAGGTCTGTAGTGTGCGATACCATCAGCACTTTCTTATCGGGGAATTTACCTAGAAACCATGCGGGGAAATAGATAGAGATAAGCTGTGACTTGCCGTGTCGCGGGGGAATATTTACACATATCCGGCTTTCTTTACCCGCAGCAATGTCCATTAACAAGTCAGCCAAGATGCGGTGATGTTTACCTACCTTATAGTCCGGCTGCATCTTCTTACAGAATGCAATCAGGTCTTCCCGACACTTCTTAGCATCGCGCCGTCTAGTAATCTCATCAATGATAAGTTCTAGTTCCTCGGCATCGCTATCAGCAAACTTATCTAGGTTCTTAGCTAGGAAGCTAAGTTCAGCATCCGTGACGGACGCTAACGGGTCACTCGCTGCTAACATTCTCTAGCCCAAGTTCTTTGTCCAGATCAATGGCTTCACCGTTAACTACAAGCTCACCATCCTTAATATCTTCAGGATACATAAGCTTCTGAATCTTGCTACGGATACTATCTACTAGCTCAGTAGTAGACCGATGATTAACTGTTACCTCGGACTTCTCGGTAAACAAGCCCACATCCGTGATCTTACCTAGCAACTCTAAAGCACGGAGACGGAACTTCGGATCAGGGTTTTCTGACTCTAATATAAGCTTGTTAGTCACAAGCAACCGAATCTGTGCGGCGTTCTCGACTACTCGCACCGAATACTCATTCAGTATGCCATTCACCTCCTTATATATAGCAGGAGTGAAGTTCTTCTTAATAAGTTTCTTATCGGCTTTATCAGGATCACCTGCAAGCTCATACACTACGTCTTCTGCAATAGCACGATCCTCGTCCGTAGACTCTGTATCTAATCCTAATAGTTCTGCTGTTTTACATGCAGCGGCAGCTTTCTCTCTGAAATCCGAAAGGGGAATCGGCTCAAAAGGAAGAGGAATAGATACGTCGGGTTCGATATATAGCTGCATTGTGTCCATGCAAATAAGAAGTTATGCCGAATATATAAATGGAATATTAAGGTGTGTCAAGCTAATCATAACCTATAACATCTTAAGCTAAGTTCTATTAGGAATATATAAAAAATTTTTTATGGCTAGGTACTTAAGAAGGCAAAGGGGGCCTTTTTCAAATATTGGATATTGAGTGTGGGGAATAGGAAAGGCGAATG